CACCTGGACGATGACTTTGTATATCGGTCATCATTTCAGGACTTGTGGCAAGTCCATCGTAGCCTTTGGCTTCGAACCCCGAACCATCTGTTAACACAAACTCACCTGTGGCAGGCTTGCGTCCAAATATCACAGCAGGTTTGCCGTCCCACTTGGCTGTAACAGTTCGAGGTTGCTGAGTAGCATGGCTAACAATTTCAAGTGCGTCCTTGATGCCTTGTGTACCACGACGGAACACTAGATCTTCAAGATGTTCAATACCTTTGGCTCTGCCACCAACTCCGGCTTGCTCTGCTTCTACTAGAGCAATATAGCCCCGGTTCACAATACGATCACGTAGCCGTGCTAGAAAGTTAACGTCACTTTCTGCTACACCTGTTTCAGGTTCTTTTACACCTTCACGTGTGATATAATCACGGAAGTCTGCTAGTTTGGCATCACGATCAGGATCCATGGCCAAGGCCTTGTAAATGCTTTCCACAGTCATTAGTTGATTGCGTTTGTATTGTGGAGCCAGCAATATGCCAGCGGCTTGATCTGGATCCATTGTGACCATTCGATCTGTTTCACGACTGATGATGCCTTTGGCTGAGGCTTTGAGTCCCAGTGCTTTGGCAATGCTCGACATTAAAATATTTCGGAACACACCTTTGTAGGCTGATCCTGTGCCGCCGCCCAGCCAAAATGTACCCCATTCCATATTGGGCATGAACATAAAGTCTGTTTGTACATAGCCACGCTTGGGGTCGCCTTGTATGGGTGTTTTGAAGTGTACTGCTTCACCTGTAAGGCGTGTCCAGTCTTTAGGATCTTGTTTGTTTTTTGTGGACCAGGCATCTAGTATGCCCTTGAGTTCAGCCTTGGTTATTTCGTTGGCATCCACAGCAAGATCTAGGTCACCCGAGTCAGGTTTCTTGCCTGTTGAGCCCAGCCACTTGACGGGAATTCCTGCTTCGTCTCGATCATGTGATAAATCAAGACCTGTGACAGTTTCCAGCCAAGCCACTGTGCTGGCAATATCCCCTTGTTTGATGCGTTGTGTTAGTGGCTGGCCTTGTGCATCTTTGAAAACATTGCCGCCTTCGTTGAGATAAGTCATTACCATGGGATTCCATTTTCGTCGGCGGCTTGTTTGTGAGTTGGATTGTTTGCATCATATTGCATGTAACCTTGCCCAAAATTAATTTCTTTACCTCGAGTGCGAGGATTTATTTGGAACTGTACTGCACCAACACCGCCACTGCCAGCCGCGCTGCCACGTTTGATGTCGTATGCTATGATGTTTTGTGCTGGTAGTATTCCGTCGCCCACTAGTTTGATCCAATCCAGGCCCATGTTTTTGGGGTCGCCACCTTGTATTTCGGCTTGGTAGATAGCGTCTATCATTTGTGTGATATCTGCAACCACATCTTGTATGCCTTGTTTGGCCACTGGATCTTTGATACTGCTGGCCAACTGTGTGTATTCTCTACCCAGCATTTGATTGACCAGCATGTGTAACTCTTGTTTCAATGCAGCCACACTAGGTTGAGAAACTGTTTTGAGACTGTTAGCAGGATTACCATTGGCGTCTTTGCTGTTGGCCAAAAAATTCTGTACTGTTTGTGCCCAAGAAGCCTGCATTGTTGTGGCCAGTTGTTTGGCCATAGGGCTGTTGACCATGCTCTTGAACATGTCATCACGACTCATTGATGTGCCACCTTTGCCCAGGACATCTACCCCACCAAAGGCCTTGCTCATTAGGCTTTTGCCCAATGCCCCTAGTGTTCCGCCGGCCAAGGCCGCGGCGCCACCTACAATTTTTCCCGGAACGCTGTTGGCAATAGCACTGCCCACAGATCCACTGGTCTTGGCTGCGGCAGAGGGAGTTGCAGTAGCAGTAGTTCCAGCAGTGGCTGAACCACTAGTGGCAACAGGTTTGGCAAATCCTGTGCCGTAAGTTACCTTGGGTTGAACACCACCGGTTCCTGTCACTGTTGGCACAAGTTCGGTTAGGGGTCTACGTGTTATTTCATGAATCTGCATTGGTTCTCCTAACAGATCGCGAAAACTTGCCAGCATCTTTGGTGCGTATGGCATTCAGCAGTTTTCTGGTGAGGTTGTCTGCTTGCTCTGCACCAAACTCTGATTCTATTTGTTCAATCAAGCGTATGGCGCTGGCAATCACGCTGTCGGCTCGAGTTTCAATGATCAAGCGTCTATCACGCTCCACATACATTGAATCTAATTCTTCCAACAAACTTCGGGTCTTTTTCTGCATTCGATCTGGGCCTTTGGATTATTTAGTGCTTTTTAGATTCTAATAAATATCTATTATACAGGATCACACATGACAAGTCAAATCAACCCCAACAACATCGACGGCCAATACCCCGTTGCGGGCCAGCCCAACAACACACAGGGCTTTAGAGATAATTTTACCAACATCAAAACCAATTTCCAAACAGCCGCCACAGAGATCACTGACTTGGAAAACAAAGGCGTATTCAAAGCCGCACTAACAGGCACCACACTTGACAACAACATGGCAGACAACTTAATATACGCCGTTAAATTACAAGATGTCAGTTACACGTATGTGCAACAAACTGCTACCGCAGGTGCTATCCCTATTGATTACGCAGCTGGGCAATATCAACTGGTTGCGCCCACTGCCAACGTTAGTTTGAGTTTTTCTAACTGGCCTGCCGCAGGATCTGAGGGCGAAGTGTACGTTGACGTTGTTGTGACCAATACTGCTTACACAGTCACCCTGCCTGCCGCAGTCAGTGTAGGCACAACAGGCATTCAAGGGTATGCAGCCAACGTTATCACCTTTGGTGCTGCCGGTACATATAGATTTGGGTTTAGTACTGCGGACGCAGGTACTACAATTGCCATCTATGATTTGAATCGTGCTCTCACTGCTTACACCAATTCATTTGGATATGTTGCCGGGGGTGGCGGCACTGTGACTCAGGCCACCAACAAGGCCACCGGTGTTACACTAAACAAACCCAGTGGTCAAATTACTATGAGCAATGCGGCCCTGGCTGCCGCTACTATTGTGAGTTTTACTTTTACAAACAGCACAATTTCATCTACTGACTTGTTGGTAATCAATCATGTGAGTGGCGGTACTGTGGGGTCTTACACATTCACTGCCGCTTGTGGCTCGGGCTCGGCCACTGTGTATGTTCGTAATGCAACCTCAGGCTCACTCGGCGAAGCCATTGTGTTGCGTTATGCTGTGATTAAGGGCGCCATAAGTTAAAGATACCTAGCATAAAATTCAGCCACTTCTGGAAATGTTTTTTGAAATGACTGATTTCTAAAGTTATCAAATTTTACAATTTCTTTTATCATACTTTCAATACCTATGGGATTTTCTTCCCAGTTCTTAGATATTAAATTCTTATAGTTGCTTGTTTGCATAGCATCAACATATTCTTGTGTGCAGTTATCTAGACTAAATTTTCCAAGTGCTAGATGATTTCCTTGACTAGTAGGGTCACCTTCACGGTTACTTGAAAAATTATCATCAGCCCAGATCTTTGATTGTTCTAGATAAAAGAGATTAAAGATACTCACAGTTTCTTCAATGTGAAACATTACATTACTAGGAGCAGTGTGACGAATTTGCATCATGTTATCAACCACCTGATGCCAGGATGCTGGCCAACGAAGATATTCAAATCTTTCGCCAATGCCATCTAGACTTACGTTTAGTTTGACCAGATGAAATCTATCAATTATTTCATGATTTCTGACATGTATGGGTTGAGTACCATTTGTCTGAAAACACAAAGTCAATTGTTGTTTGACATTGGGCACATTGTTAGATAACCATTCGGCAATTTTCCAATATGCTTGCCCCAACATGGTTTCGCCTCCAGCAAATACTAACATTTGCAAATTAGAAAGATCTAGTTGTTCCAGTGCTAAAATCACATTGTGATGTTGTTGTAGAGAACTTATCGGTTGATTCCAACTGCCGTGCTCATTGAGATGCTTTTGCCAAAACGTACTTGATTGCGGCCCGCAAGATCTACATGCAAGATTACAACTTAGATCAAATTTAAGATCTATTCTTGTTGGCCCCGACAGGTTGGTCTTTATGTCTTTTAATCCGGCATTCATTCCAGTACGAAAACTTTGTCCACCAACTGTCTCTATAGATTTACAACTTTCGCATTCTGGTGCCCAAACATTTTGATTATTAAGTTGCCGGAGGGGTATAAATCCTGGATCGTTCCAAAAATTTGTTGTTATGTCAATTGGAAATCTTGAATTGTGCAAACAACAATGCTGGGCAGTTGCGTATTTTTCTTTAAGATTTAATTCAAGACCGCCGTGTATCATTGAGCAGTAAGAGTCGGTCATGATTGTTTAATCTTTCCCAGCAGTTGTTTTAGTTTTGCGCTTTGCACATCTGCTGAAACTTTGCCTGTTTCCTGTGGGCCTTTTTCCCAAGCAGGAGTTCCTGTGGCTCGCTCCCATGGTGGGGATGATTCACTTGACTCTACAGTGTCGGCTGGCTTAACTTGACTGCGAGCCTTGATTGAGTCCATGATACTGCTTTGGGGTTTGTTGTAACCAGTTCCTTCGTCCCCACCTTCATCAGTAATGCGCATGGTTTCAATGTTGTATTCAAGGTCAATCTTTTGTCCCACACCTGTTGAACTACGACTCTTCATACATTGTATTTGATACTTGCCACGCTCTTTCATGGCACGACTTGTAAAGATACCAAACACATTGTCTGCTGTGTTGATCTTGGAAATACCGCCTGATATGTGCGAGTGATCAAATTCAATCTCTTCCACAGCACTACGATTCAACTGCGATGCTGTTACCATTAGCACTGCCAACTCTTTGGCCAAGTTACGCAGTTCTTCACTCACATACTTGTCTTTAACAAACAAGTCGTTGGGTGAGACTTTGGCACTCACAGGCATCAACAAATCCAAATAGTCAATCATCACAAAGTCTACCTTCTTGCCTGTTTGAATTTGATACTCTTTCAAATAAGCACGAATGTCATTGATGTTGCTCTGGGCTGGCAATCCTTTCACTTGATAGTTGCCTGACTTCTTGGCCACAAGTTTTACCTTGAGTTCAGTTGTATCAATATCTTTGCGAATGTCCTTGGTGCTCATGTTTGTTAACATAGCATCTGTTCGCAAACTTGTGAGTTCTTCTGATAGTTCAAGTGTGATATACACCCCACTCAGGCCTTGTTGTAACCAGTTGAGTGCAATGTTCATCATCACAAGACTCTTACCCGAACCCGATCCTCCGGCAAAGATGTTGAGTTCACCACGACTGAATCCGCCATACAACAATCTATCCAGTTGTGGCCATCCTGTGCTTACTTGCCCGCCCGAGTTAAAGTATTTCTCAATGCGAGCCTTAGGATCAGCAAAGTAATCCGTGCCCATGTCTTTAGTAAGTGATATCTGTACTGCATCTTTGATAAGTTTCTCAACGGGTTCAAACTCGCCTTTCTCCAACAGGTCTGCTGATTTTAAAATTGCACGTTCAAGTTCTTGGCGCCGGGTAAATGCTTCAAACTCGCCCATGAACCAGTCAAAGTGGCCTTCGTTCAAGTCCGGCACTGGCGCAAGTTTAATGCCTGTAGTCGCAGAGATCTGTGACCTGTCGGGCATGGTCTTGTGTTTGTCAGTGTGTTCTTTAATGAACTCAGCCGCTGGTCTTAGACTTCGGTCAAAGTTCTGCGGATTGTAGATGTTTTGAACACGCACATAACTTGTGGCGTCTTCCAGCATCATTTCTAGAAATAGTCTTTGGACGTCAAGTCCGTATTCTTTTAACATTGTATAATTGGTCCCTGGAGACTAAGTCTCCAATTTGTGTTTCTTATTTTATCTAGTTTTTCAAAATAATCAATCCATTCAGTGGATTGCGACGATCCTAGTTGTGATAACAGGCCGCTGGCACCTGGCAACTCTATAATAGATTGTAACACATCTTCAGCAGAATTATGTAACATACTGGGAAAATTTTTTAGTGATAAAACCTTTCCACCATACGATGATGGCTCAATTGCACGTACAAATATTTGACTAGAATCTCCTTGATTTCCATTTTGGCAGTGATTTTTCCACCATTCAAAAAACTCAGGCATATTAAAAATATTATGTATTCCTACTATAGCATTAACTTCAATTAAAATACAAGGACCGTCCAAATTTCTAAACCATTGAATATTTTTTTGTGTCTGGTCCCAGTTGGCCGGAAATCTAGTGTATTCAAATGTTGTACCTATACCGTCAAGACTAAAAAATAACCGAATCCATTTTGCCTGGCACCATAGATCTATCAGTTCCTGATCGGGCAAAATAGTTCCGTTTGTATTGTACGTCAATGAGACTTCGGGAAGGCGTCCAATGTTTTTGAGATGCATTAATATTTTTTTATTGTCAGGGTTTAAGAGTGGTTCCCCTCCAGTAAAATGCAACTGGCTTACTTCGCTTAGGTCTAAATCTTGCCAAACGGATTCAGGATTCTTTTTCAAACGGATTAGGGGAATTGTGTTATCAAACAAGTGATAGTGTGAATTCCAAGAACTACTATATCGAGAACTGCAAGATATACATGTGAGATTGCAAATTAAACTTTGTTCAAGATGTAATTTTTTAATTTTTGTTCCGGAGTCGTCCCAAATTGTTTCGTTTTGTGTGCGTTCTCTTTCGTTGGCAATGTGTCCTGACATTTTACAATATGATGAGCATTTGTCAGGCACACGGTCCTGGGATTGGCGCCTAATAGATTGCAGATAGTCATGATCAAACATTACTTTTTCAACAGATTTTTTATTCTGCCAACAACACATAGAAATTTGAGTGCTACCTTGAGGAGTACTACCAATGAATAGTCCTTGATCATAGTATGGACAAAAACAATCACTGGCGTAGTCTTTTAACAAGTTGTTTCTTCCTTATTTCTATTTTGATTCGGCTGGTTTCTCTCGAGGCCATAATAGTTAGCAAAGCCCCCAGGCGGCCTAGTTTTATCACAGCGTCATTGACATCTTTGCAACCCGCTGGCCACTCGGGTATGCTCACTGCCCAGCCCAGTTCCACAGCACGGTCGATCAGTTCTACGCCGGCTGTGTCTTGATCTGGCACCACAGTGACTTCACGACCAAGACTGCGAATTAATCTTGCTTGGCCATCGCTGATGGTATTGTGCATCACAGCAAGTCCACCGATTGAGAGTGCATCAAAGATACCCTCAGTAACAATCACATGTTGCCAGTCTGCATGTTGTAAATCTGTACCAAACACATAGCCCGGTTGTGAGTGATTGATGTACCGGGGCTGTTTGTCATCTAAGAATCTAGCAGTCCAGCCTATCACTCGGTTGTCATATGTAAACGGTACCAACACAAATGGCCTTGTCCAATGAACCCCATCAGTTTTGATCGATGTCATTATGGGAAAGTCTTCAGGCACGCCACGCCGGCGTATGTAATCCCAGTACAGCGGATGTTCAGGTGTGACCACTTCTGAGAACGGGGGGAAGTCGTCTGCTTCTTCAAACTCAATGGCACTGAGTGCATTGAATACTCGTTGTCGATCTTCCAAGATGCCGTGTATGCTACGATGACGCAGACTTTCAAGATTGAGCATTTCAATCTCGTTATCCGGCACACCCATCCATCCTAACAATCTCTTGGCTTTGAAACTGACAGTACGGCCTAGAATGAAACTGGCTGTGTA